ATATTGTTGAATAAGGTTTTGGAGTCGCCTATAAATTGTCGCTTAGGCATACCCTCTAACCCCTCATTATGTCTACGAGCATACTCCTTATGAGTGTAGAAGGTAACTTGCATTTTCTCCATACGCGCCCTAAACGAGTGTCGTAACTTGTTACCTCCCGAATTATAACCTGTAAGGATAGCACGCCCTTGGTTACGCTTGCCAAAGGGGGTAAGGGTGCCCTTTTTGCCTACCCTATCCGAGCGGTAACGAGTAAGGTCTCTCCCTCGTGTATCGGTAGTTTTGCGAGGTTGCCACTTCTGTAAGCCATCATCATTAAACCCCTCATCTTGGAAGTTCTTTTGAATAAACTTGAGTCCCTCTGTTTTAAGTACAACGGGGACATCATTAGCTACCAAACGTGCAAAGGCTTCGAGCTTTCGGCGGAGTTCTTGTAAGTTGTTGTTAGGCATAATCACCAGTGGTTTCTATAGGTTTTGCGCCCTCCGAGCTTCATAAAAGGGGTAGGCGTATCGGGGGTGCCGTCGCCATCGGTGTCTTTGAGGCGCTTGGGTAGGGCGACTTCTATTTCGCCTTTGGCTATCTTTTCGAGCCATAGCATAGCCTCATCATAGCGGAGCTTTGCCACTTGGTTGAGGGTTTTGGTGCGCCTGATATAGATTTCGTGGATAACAATATCTTTGAGGTATTTGAGCAGTATTTTGCTACGCTCGTCACCCTCTTTGGCGAAAATAGCTTCTGTATTGTAATACTTATAGAGGTAAGAAGCCATTAGGTCTATGCTTTCAGCAATGATTTCGGTTACTATCTGCTCATCGCCTTGGGTGATAAGGTCTATTACCTCCTTAGTGGCTACGGTTTTGAGTTCGTCTTTTGTTAAATACATTTTAAATCATATTTAATTTGAGTTTCTTAGGTTCGTAAGGATAGGGTGTTTGCCTATAAATGCGAGTGGTGAAGGTAATGCGATAGCTCATAATGCCGTCATCACTTAGGCGTAGTTCCTCCTCACGCACCTGCTGCACAGGTTTGAACTGCTCGCCTTGTAGGAATTGTATGGTATCGGTGATTTTGTCCAAAATATCCAGTTCCATAAGTCCCTCTTCGGAGTCAGCAGTGCCTAAGTGTTGGTCTGTCCAGCCGTCTTTGCAATAGAAGTCAATATGAAACTCACACTCGCCCTCTTGTACGTGTTGGGTCATCGTCTCGTAGGCGATAGGCATTACCTGAATGAGACAAGCCGTCCATATTTCGGGATAGCCATTTTCGGGGTTGTCAAACTGCCCTCGTTGTAGGTCGATGAGCTCAATACCTTCAATAGTGGCAAGGGCTTGTTTTACCTTGATAAATAGTTCTTTTCTCGGAGTACTCATATAGTTCTACGTTTGTGTTTAGCAATAAAAGGTCGCCCGCTTTGTAAAGGGTTTTCGGAATAGCCAAAATACTGTTGGGCAAGGGTAATGGCACGCTCTAAGGTATCTGGAGCGTCATCGTTTGAAGCCGTTCCTTTTTCAAAGGAAAGCACCTGCTTAATAAAAGCATTGTAGTCACGTTCTGAACGCTTGGGAAGACTCTCGTCCCAGTACAAGATTTTGCGAAAGAGCGCATTGGTAATACCCGCCGAAATACGGTTGTGCTTGTCTCCTTCTTGGTGCAAACCAATAGGTATATTAGGGCAAGCATTGTCCTCTGCACTCTGCATAATAATAGGCGTATAGACGGCTTTCTGCGCCATAGTAGCATCAAAGAAGCCCATAGTATTATAGCCTTTTTTGAGGTACTTCTTTACCCATTGGGCACGTACTTCCATAGCTACATTAAGTTCACACCTTTGACAGAAGACTTCTAACACGTACAGCTTAATACCTTTGATACCAATGAGTACCCCCGCTTTATAGTCGCCTGTAGCGGTGTAGGATAAGTCCCAATGGTCAATCAAGCCGTCCCACGCCTCGTTGTCTGCTATGCGTACCAAGGCAATATCTTTCGCCTTAAAGAGTTTGCCCTCTTCAATAGGGTTGTTGAAGTCCTCACGCTGTGAGGTATAGTAGTCATCATTCATTAAGATACGAATAATATCCTCTTTAGTATCTCGCTCTTTCCACGAGGGTTCCCATTCCACGTCCATATAGTTCTCGCGGGTGATGTTGGCAGTAGCCAAATTGGTAACCGAGTCGTGCAGGTGTGGGCTATCTTTCCACTTGTCGTATAGGTAATCCAATATGCCGTCTTTGACGATATAGTTGTTATTGATGATGAGCCTGCCCCGTTTTCGGTGAAAGGCTTTCACCAAGTCGCCCGTTATCTTCTTGCCATACTTCTCTATCATATCGGGGCGTTTGGCTCTATCCAAGTCCTCTATATCGTCTAAAATAGCCAAGTCGGGGCGATACATACCAAAACGTAACCCTCTGAAAGGTTGGTTAAGTCCCAAGGCTTTGAAGTGCTTGCCGTCTGTGGTTTGAAAATCACCATCCGACCAATCCCCATAAGAGAGTTGCAAGCCAAAGTCTTTGATAAACTTCTGATTGTTCTCCAAGTGTGCTTGCAAGTCGGATAGTAGTATTTTAGCCAAGCCCTCATTAGCCCCTATGAGAATAGGAAAGAAGGTGAGGTTGTTCTGTTTGAGGTGGCATATATTGCCCACATTCGACTGTATAGACTTACCTGCACCCCTAAACTTCTTTCTAAACTGACGGATATAAGGGTCTTTGTATAGCCTTATATAATCGTCAATATGAAACTTAGGAGTCTTGGCATCACCCAAGGGCAAACCACTGTCAAGCCCGAAATAGTAGTCGAAAAACTCGCCATAGTTTTCGGGTTTTAAAAGTCGTTTGATACGTGCTTCCTGCTCGTCGGCTGTTTCCTTCTGTATAGCCTCGTAGGTAAGCTCTCTAATCATTTTCGACTTCGCAAAATAGCGTTCTTTGGCTTCTTTGAGTTCTGTTTTAGTCATCTCCTTTCTGTAATAATTCGGTTATATACATATCAAAGTAAGGGCGTATCTCTTTGATGGTGCTCATATAAGTTTCACGCTTTTTACCGCTACTTTGCCCTGCTTTCTCTAAGATAAAGTTAGAGAAGTTGTCGAGGCTCTCCATCGTATATACTGCTATTTTATTATGGTCAGTAATACGGTCGAAAGCGGCAACGATTTTAGTAACATCGTCCGCCTTATAGGGCAAGGGTTCGCCCCGCTCAATAGCCTGCGCACACTTGAGTGTCAGTTTGCGAATGGTAGAGGGTTTAAGCGTTTGTAACTCTTTCTCATCGTCCCACTTGCCCTCCTCTCGCCATTTGCCAAGCGTTTTAATGCCAATACCTATCATTTCCGATATATTAGCAATGCTAAAGCCTTTGGTAAAAAGCTCCTTAGCTTGTGATTTTTTGTAATCTGCCTCAACGGCTGTTAGTCGTGCCATATCTTATTGTAGTAATTCATTTATCTTGTTATTAATCTTATCAAACTTCGCCACATTGTTAGGAGCGAAGTTACCAGGCCCTGCAGGAGTTTGTATCACTGCCGTTTTAAGTTCGTTTAAAAGCTCATTTAAAAGGCTTTTAAAATCTACTTCACCCCGTTGCAGATGTACCCCCGCTTTGTCTATGGTAAGCTGAGTATCTTCTATCTGTAGGCTCACGCTCTCAATCTCACTATAAGCCACTACATAATAGCGGTTCTCGTCCTCTCCAATCGAAGCAATCAGTACGCTACTTCCTACCTTTGGGAAAAGGTAAAAACGCTCGGTGTTATCGTTAATCACCGAGGCTAAGCGCACGGTATATTGTAGCTCATCGTCTTTCACCACACACGTGCCTTGCGTTTTGTCTACTGATACCACTTCTACGGCTATGGTAGGGGTTTTGCGCTTGCCTAACTTACGAAGCCCTTCTACTAATTCTCTATCTACACTCATAATCTTGCTCCTATGGTTACTTGTCGGCGTGCCCCATTACGTCCAAAGGTAGTTTCTACCTTCTTAATGAAGTACCGCTCATCTATCTCTTTCAGTTCTTTATCAATAATATGTGCCTGCATACCACGTGTAGCGAAAGGGACTAAGAAGCTCGTTATAGAGCCGTCAAAGCCGTCGTACTTTAGCTTTTCTATTTCCGCTCTTGCCATAGCCCGTAGTTTTGCCTCATCACTCACCACAGAAGTGTGAAATGTTCTTAGCTCGCCATCAGGGTCACCCTCTTCTACAGTTTTCTTTTTATTGTTTTTGTCAATGTAGGTATATCGTATTTTTAGCCTACGTTCGTCCTTGGTACGATATTCCAAGTCATTTGCCACTATGTTGTAATTGAGGTCATAGCGTGCGGTTTGCCCTATATTGGTAAGTTCTGAGAGCCCTGTGTACAGCTTGCCCTCATCATTAATAAAGATACTTAGACGAAACTCCTCTTTGAGTTTATCCAACACCTGCGTACCATTGGCATTGCGAATAATCCATTGGTCTAACTGCATTTGTGGTATATTATTAGCCAAGGCAATAGGTGTATCTTTTACTACCTCCTGCAACACTTCTTTAAGAGTTGTTTTTTGCCACGATTTATTGATATTTTTTCGTCTAAGCAAATACATAGCGTCTTCACACTCTATGCTTACAGGAATGCTTGGCTTGACCTTCTTTACATAGCCCTCAAACTCTACCCCGCTATATACCCCTTCATAAGCAAGGGTAACGCTCACCTTATCGCCTGCTTTGATAGCCTTTTCTGTATAGAGGCTATCACCTCCTTTAGCTACTTTAAAATGGGTAGGAAGTTCAATAGTACAGGTGTCGGCTAATTCGTCTACCGATTTGGTGATTTTCACACTGTGCACAGCCTTGAAAGTGTAATCTCCTATTTTGATAATCGCTTGTAATACAAACATTAGTATAAGTTGTTAAGTTGGGTTCGTTTTTCGTCTAATTCAGCATAGAAGTCCATATCTGATACAGCTTTGATGGTATATTTCTGTATACCTTCCTTACCCTCCATAGCCTCGAAACTAATATCTTTTAGCACGATGTTACGAATATCAAAAAGGGTAAAGAGTTTGTTACCTATGACCTCCAGACTTTCGTTCTTTTCAAACAAGCGGTTAAGACTTTGCACCTGTGCTGTAGGGTACAAGTCGGGGTTATTAGTGTCTATGCAAAGCCCCTTAATGGTAATCTGCCAGTCTTCGGTAGCAATATACTCTTTTACTTTGCCCCTGCGGTGTTTGCCTACTGTTGCCGTCTCTACTATGGTTTTAGTAAGGGAGAAACTCACCAAAGGTTCGTTTGGAAAGAGTGTTTGCACGCCTGCTTTATCGGCTACTTTCAGTGTCATAAAATACTCACTTCCATTGCTACGCGCTTCACTAATATTGGAGAGGCTCGGAAGTACATATTTTGTTTTATTGTTAGCCCACCACGAGGGAAAGGCAGGGCCTACGTAGTCCAAAAATGCTCGTGCAGTGAGTTCTTTGAGGTCGAATTCCATTGTGTACTCTGTTTTTATCAGTGCAAAGGTCATACATATAAAGTAGGTAGCGAAATTAGCCCCCAATGCTTGGGGTAAATTAGTACAAGGTTTGGGCAAATTCAGTACAAGGCTTGGGTGCCGATTTTTATACTTGCCAAAACCTGCTGAATTTTGCACCAGAATTAAGTGACGAACTAACACCTATTTGCTAATGAAACACCAATTTATCATCAATACCGAGAATGTAAATAGCTATGGATACCGCATCCTTACAGATGGTATTGACTATGCCCAATATATGCGCAACCCCGTTGTACTCTTTATGCACGAGCGAGACGGTTATGGCAACAAGGGTAGTGAAGTCATTGGACGTTGTACCAAACTATACAAGGAGGGGACTACTCTTATAGCAGAAGTAGAGTTTGACGAGCAGGACGAGTTTGCTAAGAAGATAGCGGGCAAAGTGGAACGTGGCTATATACGTATGGCTTCAATGTATGCTGAAATAAAAGAAGTATCTACCCAGCCACAACATATCTTAGAAGGACAAGTATATGAAACTGTCACTGCTTGTAAACTTGTGGAAATCTCTATTGTAGATATAGGAGGCAACGACAACGCTTTGAAACTATCCAAAGACGGAAAACCATTTCAACTCAAAAAAATAGTAACTAATACATCAAACAATATGGACATTAAAGTGATAGCCCTTGCCTTAGGTATGGGCGAAAACACAAAAGAGGAAGCGGTACTTAGTGCCTTACATAGCCTCAAAACTGACAAAGAAAAAGCAGAAGCCGAAGTGGTGGCTCTGAAAAAGACTATTAGCGAAACTCGCACTGCCGAAGCTACAACCTTGGTAGATAAAGCTGTTAGCTTAGGACTTATCCCAGAAGCTCTCAAAGAAAGTCAGCTAAAGCAGTTTGAAGCAGATTTTGACGGACAAAAAGCTGTACTATCTAAACTTGTAGCCGACAAAGAAGCTGAGAATACACAGCAAGGAAAGGCTAACACAGTGCGTGAGGTAGTGTTGGGAGCAGGAGCAAAACTAACAGGCACAGCCA